TGAAACGTGGCATGGGTGCTGAAAGCATTGGCGAAGATGCTTATACACAAATGCCAGCAGACATGAAAGAAAAAGTAATTGCTATGTATGCAAGATTGTTAGGTGGCGATGTGAAGAAAGCAGAAATGCTACTTAAAAAAGCATTATCACCTGCAGGTCAAACTGCTATCAAACAAAAGTTTGGTGTTGGCGAATCAGTTATCAAAGAAGGTGCTGAAGAACAAGCAGAACTAACAATGGCGGCTAAGGACATGGTAGATAGATTTACTGCTTTCTTAGAAGACGTTGCTGAAATGGGTGCAGAAGGTATGCTTGAACTAGCAGACTCAATTAGAGATGAACTAGGACAAGAACAGGCAGACAATTTTGTAAACACAGTTAAGCCTGCACTAGATCAAACACAAGAAGTTTTAACATCATCACGTGAAGCACTAACAGCAGGAGTTGGCATTATTACAGGAGAAACTGCTCCTACAGATACAATTGGCGCTGAGCCAGAAGGTGACATGGAAGAACCTATGGAACCAGAAATGGATACAGAACCAATGCCAGCAGATGATGAGTTTGGTGCAAGCGAACCTGCTACCGGCGGAGAAGAACCCGAAGGTAGAGAAAAGCGTGAAAGTTACACACCAAAGAAAAAGTCTATTGCAGAATCAACTCGCATTATGAACAAGTTGGCTCGATAAGGAGTCACAATGAGACTTTTTGAAGTTGCAGGTAATGAACTAGAACAAGACCTAGTACTTCTCTTTAGAAATCAAATTCAAAGAGCAAATGCAGAAGGCATGCCTGCTGAACTTTCCTATGAAGAAATTACTAACTTAATGAAAGCATCAGGTCATGGCAGTTTTGACTATGGTGTTTTCAAAAGTTTGTATGATTCCAGTCCAGAAATTCAAGCAGTAGTACAAAACTTTAACGAAGATGGTGTTGTACTAAACACTCAAATGCAACAAGATGCCGATGGTACTATAGACAATGTTGACTCTAGTCCTACTAACAATGTAGAAAAGATGGCAAAACGAGCAACAAAACGCCGCTCATAACTTGACTTCCCCTAACCTATTACGTTATAATTACTGTTAACTATATAGGATTTTAATTTAATGGAACAACTTACCCCACCACCTTATGTGGAACGTTACAAATATCACACAGTAAAACAGATCAATCTACAAGGCAAAAGATTATACGAAGCACCCGACGGCACTAAAACACCTAGCGTTACAACAATCTTAAGTAAAACGAAGGATATGACGCATTTAAACGAGTGGAAAAAACGTGTAGGTGAACAAGAAGCACAACGCATTGTAACCGAAGCCGCAGGTGTTGGTACAGCCATGCACAATAATTTAGAACGTTTTCTTATTGGAGAAGAACGCAAGCCTGGCAATAATCTAGTTCATGTACAAGCAAACAAGATGGCAGATGTAATTATTGAAAATGCACTATGCGACATGGATGAAATATGGGGTATTGAACAAGCATTATATTATCCAGAAATGTATTCCGGAACAACAGATCTAGTAGGGCAGTACAAAGGACAGCCTGCTATTTGCGACTTCAAACAAACCAATAAGCCTAAAAAGAAAGAATGGGTTGAGGACTATTACCTACAAATGGCGGCATATGCTATGGCACACAATGCAGTATATGGAACAGATATACGTGAAGGTCATGTGTTTATGTGTAGCAGAGACCTACAATATCAACAGTTTGACCTGCTACCTGAAGAGTTTGAACACTGGTGTAATGAATGGTTAAAACGTGTTGAAGACTACTATACTAATCATCACTTCTAATTGGTAAATACACTTATAAATTAGGAGAATACAGTGGCAGTTGTACAGATTTCAAAAATTCAACACAGACGTGGTAAGGAAACTATTACAGGTTTACCACAACTAGCCAGTGCAGAACTTGGCTGGGCAATCGATACACAAAAATTATACATTGGTAATGGCAGTGTAAGCGAAGGTGCACCTGCTGTTGGCAACACTGAAATCTTAACTGAAAAAACTAATATTTTTGATCTCCTAGACCAATACGAATTTAAAGGTAATACTGATGCTACTGTACAAACTGGCGAATTCTCAAATGATCCTACACTAAGAACTATTCAACAACGACTAGATGATATTGTAAGCATCAAGAGTTTTGGTGTTGTAGGTGATGGTGTTACAGATGATACTGAAGCATTACAGAGAGCAATTGACCAAATCTTTTTAAACAGTGGTGACAAATTTAATGCTAACAGCAGACGTGCATTAAAATTTGAAGCAGGTGAATACAAAGTTACAGGAACAATTTACATTCCACCTTATGCAAATATTTTAGGTGACGGTGCTGATAAGACCATTATCAAAATGTATCCTGATGCAAACGAACTAACACCGACAGCAAAACCTATTTTTCAAACAGTTGGCGGTAACAGCACTCCTGGGTCGTATATAATGTTTGCTAATATGCAAAGCATATATCGTCCTGTCAACATTATGATTTCAGGACTAACACTTGAAGTTGATCAAACAGTTTCAGTACACTTACCTATTATGCGTTTAGACAATACTACAGAAACTATTGTTGATAATGTAAAGTTTAAAGGTAAGTGGTCAGCACTAGACGGATTAGATGTCACACAAAGTGGTATTGAATTTAGAGGACTAGGTGCTCTTACAAGTGAAAACATCACAGTAAGTAATTGTCAATTTACACAATTAAGTGTTGGTGTTTACAGCATTTATGATACACAAACAAATACAATTAGAGACAGTTTGTTTACATTTGGTCATGTTGGAGTTGATCTAGGTAGAACTAGTTCAGGTACTGGTTCGCAAACACAAGGACCAAGACATTATTCAATTACAAATTGTAAGTTTGATAAAATTGATGATTATGGTATTGCTGTTCATGCACCTAACAATACGACACCGTTTGGACATACTTCACATGGTAATATGTTTATAGATGTTGCTAATAATGGTAATGGACAAAATTCACCACAGACTAGCGTTATTCTTTTTGAAAGTGAATTGTGCGATAGTGTAGGTGACTTTTTTGAAAGAGATGCATTTGTAAACCAATCATCATTAAGTGAAGTTCCATTTAAACCAAATGTAGATGGCTTGCATTACACTAAGTCAAGAATTAAAACAGAAACACTTGCAGAAGTTGATAGTCCAACACAAATTATTAAACTTCCTTACACAAAAGATAAGATTGCATATATTGATTATCTAGTTGTAAAAGACGGAACCGCCAGCGATACTACTAGACAAGGTAAACTAACACTGACTATTCGCAATGATGGTAACATAAATGTTACAGATAGTTACAGTCATACTGGCACAAGTGATGGTGCTATTGAATGGACAGCAGTTCTTGATGATTATGATAGCACTGCTGGTAGCGAAACAGTTGTTGTCAAATATAGAAATCCAATTGGCAATGGCGCAGGCACATTGTCGTATTCTATCAGTTATTTTGCATAAATGTTTTTAGACACAGACGTTGACGAAAGAATTTCTCAATGGCGTGAATTCAGAAATACAATCAACGATTGTGAAGATCCTTTTACAAGGACATTAGAGTTTTGGAACAAGGCACCACGCATAGACAAGTACCTTAACCAATACAATTCTCAAGAGTGGCCGACGCCTTGGGAAGTTTTAAAGCAAAACCGGTATTGTCCCGTCGCTATACCCCTAATGATAGGATGGACCCTGAAGTTAACTACTAAGTTTACCAAAGAGCCTGTTTTGATAAAAATTAGTATAGACCATAAAACAAAAAGAGTTTATAATCTAGTTCAAGTAAGAGATACAATTATTGACTGGGAAAACAATATGGTTTGTATAAGTAATGAACTGCCAGATAGTGTGGTTTGCCAGGAAGTAGTTGAACTAAAACAAAAATAGTAAATACTCAACTACTAGCGAATAGAAAAATTATTATATAGAAAGAGGACATTATGAACGCATCTAAAGAAATTCTTATTACCAAAAGAGACGGAAGAAAAGAGAAATTAGATTTAGATAAAATTCATTTTGTTGTAGAAGAAGCATGTGACGACCTAACAGGAGTATCAGCATCACAGATTGAGATGAACGCTGATTTGCAATTCTATGACGGAATGACAACAGACGAAATCCAAAACATCTTAATCCGAAGTGCCAACGATCTTATTAGTTTGGAATCACCTAACTATCAATATGCCGCGGCACGATTGTTATTATACGGACTACACAAACAGGTTTACGGTCAATATGATCACATGACTCTTTCTCAAATTATAGATGCTAACATTGAACGTGGTGTATATGATCCTGCTATTCGCGAAAAGTACACAGAAACAGAACTTAAAAAACTAAACACATTTATCAAACACGATCGTAATGAAGATTTTACATATGCTGGTCTTCGTCAAGTTGTAGACAAGTATCTTTGCCAAGATAGAAGCAGTGGACAAATTTATGAAACTCCACAGTTTATGTATATGATGATTGCGGCAACACTGTTTGCTGAATATCCAAAGGAGACACGTTTACATTACGTGAAGAAATATTATGACGCGACCTCACTTTTTAAAGTCAACATTCCAACCCCAGTCATGGCAGGAGTCCGTACTCCTATTAGGCAGTTTGCTAGTTGTGTATTGGTTGACGTTGACGATACTCTTCCTAGCATTTTTAGTAGCAATTCCGCTATTGGTTATTATATTGCTCAGCGAGCGGGTATTGGAATTAATGCGGGCAGGGTACGTGCGATTAACTCGAAAATTCGAGGCGGAGAAGTAGCACACACAGGTGTTGTCCCGTTTCTAAAAGTTTATGAAGCAACTGTAAGAAGTTGTACACAAAATGGTGTACGTGGTGGTAGTGCTACTACACACTTCCCATTGTGGCACTATGAAATTGAAGATATTCTTGTACTAAAAAACAACAAAGGTACAGATGATAACAGAGTGCGTAAACTAGACTATTCAATCCAACTTAACAAATTGATGTATGAAAGATTGTTAAGTGGTGGTGAAATAACTCTATTCTCGCCACACGATGTACCAGGATTGTATGATGCATTCTATTCAGGTGATAATGATAAGTTTAAAGAACTGTACGAACAGTATGAACGCAAAACATCAATTCGCAAAAAGAAAATTGATGCACACGAACTGTTTTCATCACTGTTAAAAGAACGTGCTGAAACAGGACGTATCTATATTATGAATGTTGATCACGCAAATAATCACAGTTCATTTAAAGATCCTGTTTATATGAGCAACCTGTGTCAAGAAATTACACTGCCTACAAAACCTATTCAACACATTGATGATGAGAATGGTGAAATTGCACTTTGTATTCTTTCAGCAATTAACGTAGGCGCACTAACACTAAACAAAGAAAACTCAGAACTTGAAGAACTGTGTGATTTGTCCGTTCGAGCATTAGAGGAAATCATTGAATATCAAGGGTATCCTGTAAAAGCCGCTGAGATCAGCACAAAGGCTCGACGCTCACTAGGTATTGGCTATATCGGATTAGCACACTACTTGGCAAAACACAAAGTAAAGTACTCCGATCCTGAAGCCTGGAAACTAGTACACAATTTAACGGAAAGTTTCCAGTACTTCTTGCTCAAAGCAAGCAATAAACTTGCTGAAGAAAGAGGTGCTTGTGAGTACTTCGATAGAACTAAGTACAGCGATGGCATTATGCCAATCGACACATATAAAACAGACGTTGACGAAATTGTCGGAAAGAAATTAAACCATGATTGGAAGGCTCTTAGATCAAGTATCAAACAACACGGGTTACGACATAGCACACTGTCCGCACAGATGCCTTCGGAGAGCAGTTCCGTTGTGTCGAACGCAACAAACGGAATTGAACCACCTAGAGGATACTTGTCCGTTAAGAAAAGTAAAAAAGGACCTCTTAAGCAGATTGTTCCAGGCTATAACCAACTGAAGAACTTTTATACACTACTTTGGGATATGCCAGGCAACGAAGGTTATATTAATGTTGTTGCTGTTATGCAGAAATTCTTTGATCAGGCCATTAGTGGTAACTGGTCATACAATCCTCTACAGTACGAAAATAATGAAGTACCTATGAGTGTAATGATGAAAGACATGTTGACAACTTACAAGATGGGTTGGAAAACTAGTTACTATCAAAACACCTACGACTTCAAGGGTGCTGAAGAAGATCACATCCAACCAGAAGGTTTGGAAGATACAATGGTTGACACAAACACAAATGGTGCTACAATGACTAATGGAACTAACGGTCATACCAACGGCCATACAAATGGTGATACAGTAAAAGTTACAGATGATGATGAACACTGTGACGCTTGTGCCATCTAAAAGGATTTATGACGAGAAAGAAAAAGGGTGAAAAGAAAACAATGAGCAAAACAGTTTTCAACCGTGAGAAGGTTGACTTTACAAAAGAATATATGTTCTTTGGTGCGGATCAAAACACACAGAGATATGATGTGTTTAAGTATCCGGAATATGATAAACTTAACCAAACTATGCTTGGTTATTTTTGGCGACCAGAAGAAGTCAGTCTTCAAAAGGACAGAGGTGACTATCAAGAACTACGTCCAGAGCAGAAGCATATCTTTACTTCAAACCTAAAGTATCAAACTCTGCTTGACAGTGTACAGGGTCGTGGACCTTGTTTGAGTTTCTTGCCTTATTGTTCTAATCCAGAACTAGAAGGTTGTATTATTGCTTGGGACTTCTTTGAAACTATTCACAGTCGTTCATATACACATATTGTAAAAAATGTATATGCTAATCCAAGCGAAGTGTTTGATACTATCCTAGATGATGAACGTATTATTGAACGTGCTATTAGTGTAACCAAACACTACGATGAATTTAATGATATTGCTAACCAATACTTCCAACACAACAAGGGCAGTATCTATGATGTTAAGAAAGCATTGTATAAGGCAATGATGACTGTTAACATTCTAGAAGGATTGCGTTTTTACGTTTCGTTTGCTTGTACCTTTGCGTTTGGCGAATTAAAACTAATGGAAGGTTCAGCAAAGATTATTTCACTAATTGCTAGAGACGAAGCAACACACCTTAACCTTTCAACACACATTTTAAAGCATTGGGCAAAAGGCGATGACGATCCAGACTTTAAAAAGATCGCAAAAGAACTTGAGCCTGAAGTATATGAACTTTGGAAAGAATGTGTTGAAGAAGAAAAACGTTGGGCGGATTACCTTTTCAAGGATGGTTCGATGATTGGATTGAATTCAAACTTGCTACACGCATATGTTGAGTTTATTGCTAACAAGCGACTAAAGGCCCTAGGCTTACAAACAATATATGATCGCCCACTAAACACAAACCCACTACCTTGGACACAGCATTGGTTAAGTTCTGCGGGTCTACAGGTTGCTCCACAAGAAACAGAAGTTGAAAGTTATATTGTGGGCGGAGTAAAACAAGACATATCAAAAGAAACATTTAAGGACTTTAAACTATGATAGAAATATACGGCAAACCTCAGTGTCCATTCTGCGAAAAAGCAAAAAGCCTTTGCGAAACTAGAGGATTCAAATATACATATAAATCTCTTGGAACAGATTATACAAGAGAAGAACTAATGGAACAATTTCCTAATGCTAGAACTGTACCACAAATTGTTATCGGCGGCAAGAAAATCGGCGGATATGATCAATTTACACAGTACATCGATGACACTGGTTATAACGGAACAGGACACTCACTATAATGTTAATCGAAACACCATATAAAAACGGCGACACTGTTACTTTTAAACTTAACAGTGGCGAAGAACTTGTGGGCAAACTACAAGAAGAAAAAGATGATGCTTTTATGATTAAAACTCCTCTTACACTAGTAATGAATGGACAAGGTTTAGGATTACAACAGTATTTGTTTACTGGTGAGCCTGACAAAGCATACGAGTTTAAGAAAACTAGTATTACAGTAATTACAAAAACAATCAAACAGTTTGCAGATGTTTATCAACAACAAACATCAAACATTGTAATGGCACCCGCTGGACTAGGCGATCAACTCAAAACAAAATAAATACTTGCATGAAAGTATGCAGAAAAGGTGACACTCTTACCACAGGACATATTTGTGCCGCGACTACTACACTAGACACTCCTAAACAAGGAACAGTGTATGCTAACGGTATATTGATTGCAAGAGAAACAGATCCCACAGTTTCGCATCCATTTCCGCCATCTCCGCCATGTGCACCTCATGTTGCTGTGGTAAACAAAGGCTCGCAAAATGTTTATGTGGTCGGATTGCCTATTGCAAGAGTTACAGATAGTGCTGATGCAGGAGCAATGACGAGCGGTTCTCCTACAGTTTATGCTAACGGTGTTTAGGCTCTATTCCAAGCAACCGGCGTACCTGTTTCATCAACTACTAGATCTCTAGTATCTTTGTATTGAGCAACCATAATACCCTTTGATCCGCCATTGCGAATCCATCTACAAGGAACTATATCTCTACCGTCGTGTTGTCTTTGTATATGGTTTGTTCTTATACCTTTTGACTTTTTAACTGCCATTATCGTCCTTGCCCCACATTAAATTTGTGGCTACGTTTTTTGTGTTTGTTCATGGAACTCATTTTGCACTTGCCTTTTTTCTGTGCTTGGCTAGTTTTCTTAGGTGTCGCAACATGGCGCACATAAGTCTTATGTAATTTCATAACCCTCCTAGGTTAGTGTTTGGTTATTTTCTTGAGCATTAGTTATCATTTTCGGTTGACAAATGCTTAATATACGTATATAAATATAGAGTAATTGTTGACGTCATCGTATGTCACAAGA